CCTAAGATCGAAGTTACATTTACTATATTTGGGTTTGCCATATTATCTCCTTATATTAAAATACAATTGCAAATGCAATAGCCTTTCCTGCTGAAACTCCTGCATCAGCAAAACTTAATGTCCCTGATCCATTTGTTACTAAAGCTTGTCCGCTTGTACCATCCGCAGTAGGTAATACAAAAGTTGTTGATCCTGAAACTGCTAAATTAGAAGCAAAAATAGTATTTACTTTTAATTTATTAACAGCGTTTCTCACTTCATCACTACCATCTACGAATAACAATGCATCGTAACCTGACTCAATAGTATAAGTGGAAGCACCTGTTCCAGCTGTCATTATAATAGATTGGTCAGTTTGGTTTTTAATAATATAATCTTTTTCTACATTGGGAGCAGTAACAGTTGCTGTTCCACCAGGTGTTCCTGTGAATTCTATAATAGAACTACGTCCAGCTTCTTGTGTGTAAGTAGTTGTGTCAGAGTTTGTTGAATAAGCTAAAGTAGTTGAAGTTGCAGCTAAAGCAATAGAAGAATATCCTGAAATTGCATTATCAATTCTTTGTAAGTTTACGTTTGTGATTTCTCCCCACGTTCCTGAATTCTCTCCAGTTGCTTGGAGGATTAATCCTAAATTTGAAAAAGTACTAGCCATATATTCTCCATAATATCATTTTTTTATAGTGGTGTCCACGTTTGCGTGTCTCCTGTGGCTATTGGAGTCCACGATTGATTATCGCCAGGTATAATTGGCTGCCAGATTGTAATAGTAAGACTACCTGAGCCTAAAGTCAAGTTATTTGCTGTAAGAGTTATTCTTTGTTGGGTACTAAAATTGAGAGTTCCTACCTCTGTTTGAACCGCTGATCCAGTTACATAATATCGCGATTCGGTGCCAGGAGTTGTTGTTTGGATCTGAACACTAGATCCTGTAGCTAATGCAATAGCTTTAGATATCGTACTAATGGTTCCAGATCGTAAATTTAATATATTCGGACTAACAGAAAAAATAGCTTGATTTCTAAAATCTACGGTTCCTACTTGTGTAGACAATTCTGGTCCAGGTAATAAAGGAACAATGGTAGGAAGAGCTACTGTTACTGTTCCTGTACCTAATTGAGCAGAAGATCCAGTAACATTAAATTGGGCATCTAGTTTATAACTAACATTTCCAACAGAGGCTGATAAGCCATTTCCAGTTACTGCTTCAGTAAATGAATCCGCTGATATACTAGGAGATTGAACTAATACTTGTAAATTATTAGTAGTAACGTCAATATTACCTTTTGCAACAGTATCAACATTGTTTAATGAAATAGTTAGATTATTAGTAGTAACATCAAAAGCTGCGTTACCTATAAAAGTTAAACTACCAGAGGTTGTTTGTAATTCACTCTCAGAAGTTGGAATAATATTTGCTGTTCCAAATACATTAAGTACAGCAGTCTCGCCTCCCCAAGTATCAATACCATAGAAGTCAATTCCCCATCCATTTTCATTTGGAGCAAGAAACTTTATTTGATTACCTGTTACAGAAACATTTGTATCTATACCAAGTCCGCCCCAATAGGCATCACCAAAAGCTAATTGTCCCCAACCAGAAGTTGCAGCCATAATTTCCTATTATGGCAAACTGTACTACGATATTCTCAAGATTGCACTTGTTGAATTTGCGTCTGGAAATTGAATAGTAAAGTCGCCGTTAGTTGAAGTTTTATCTCCACCGAAATCTAAAACAACAATTGCTTTATTACCTACAGAAGTATTGTAGATTAAAGCAGCTGAAGCTGTGATTGTTGCGGTAGAAAACGTTAAATCAGAAAAATCAACGAATGCAACATTATCTGCAACACTAACTGCGGTATTTGTTAAAGCAGCTCCTGCAGCAGTATAACCTGTTCCAGATGCTTCATTGTCAGTTGTGTATACAGTCGTTCCAGTAGCGGTAAATCCAGTTACAGTAGTGTACAAAGCTAATTGAAATGTATCACCTGCTGAAGTGCTAAAATTGTGAGTTCCTAGAAACAGTTCTTGTTTAAAACTATCAGGTACTATGTTTGCCATTTATCCTCCTACTTAGATGGGTCGACAGATTGTAATGGAACGCGGACGACCCCATCCACGTATTCATCTCTTCTTCTTCTACCTGTTTGCTCAACACCAAACGATTGTAATGCTTGCTGATAAGACTGTTCATACAATTGTATCATATCTGATGGACCTTTCAAGTATTTATATGTTTCACTTAAACATCCATATAATAAAAGATCTTCTGCATACGTAGATACATAACTTGTACTAGAAGCTGAAGAAGAAATCGTAGCAGGTTGTACATAATAAGCAATAGTTACATTAAAATTTGTACTTGGAGTTGGTGATACTACCCAAGTATCTTGATCCCAATTAGCATAATATTTTGGTGTTCCGTAACTTGTTGATGGTGTTGCATCATATTCAGCCATATATGAAGTATCTTTTTGTTCTAAAAAACTTTGGTCTCCATTTGAATTTGTTATTTGTACATAACGAATATTTCTTAAATTAGTTGGTGTAGATACATAACGATTACCTGTAGTCATTGCAGTTGTTGCGTATGCTCTAAAAGCATCCATATTAATTTCTCTAAAAATTCTATTTTCTGTATTTTTTGTTATTTGTGCTAGTGTAGAATCAGTTAGTCCATTACTGTCTACTTCTGTATAGTTTCTAATTTGATCTCTTAGTTCTCCGTAATTCATATTATGGTGTCAAAGTTACCGGACCTGCCGATATTTCTCCGCCTCCTAATCTTCCTGATGCATTTGCATTATTGTTTGCAGTCCAACTGTATGTAGTTGTATTTAAAACTGTAATAGTATGACCATTAGAGTCATTAATATCAGAAGTCAAGATTCCAAATAATCCTTCTCCATTTCTAAAACAAACAACATCTCCTGTAGTTCGTTCGTGATTATCTTCATAAACTAAAATAGTAGAAGATCCTGTTGTTGCTATTAATGGATTTAAAGTTAAGACTCTAGCAACTGCTGGTTCTGTTCTTGCAGGTCTTGCGTTCTGTAAACCTTGTGGATCTGCTCCTCTTGGTTTTGGTTCCAATTGTGGATGTTTGGGTTCATATTCAGAAATGTGAACAAAAGAACCATTCCATTCTGTAACCATTTCCATATAAGGAAATGCTTGTCCTGATCTATCAGATATAGCTAATGATCTTTTTCCTCTAGCAAAAGTAGCCATTATACTCCATCTCCATAAAATGTTTGTGGTGAAATAAATACAGAAGTTCTTTGGCCATCTTCTGTTAATGCTCTTTGTAATTCATCTTCATAAAATAATCTTAACTGTTCTGTTTTTTCAGGTGTATGTTTAATAGATAAATAATAAGCAAGACCAGAAGTTAGACAAGGTAAAAAACGATAAACTACATCAGGTGTATTTGTATAAGCACCTGCATCTTGAATTCTTGCAAGATAATAAAATTTTAATTGATAGTTGGATCCTGAAAAAGAAACTCCTGGAGTTTGATATAAAAAAACACTTGGGCTTACAGTTCTTTGTACATAATATTGTGAAGGAGTTCCTTGTGATAATTTATTAGGAATTGCAGCATAAGCTGATCTATCTATTTTAGATAAAGTTGTATCTACGGGTGCACTAGCCGTAGTATTATTTCTAACATAAGCTTCTAATACATCGTTGATATCATTTGGAAAATTAACGTTATCGTTTGCATAATTATATTCTGCTTGTCCTTGAACTAATGGAACGGTTGCTTGTTTTACTTTCCATAAATGAATTCCTCTATTACCCCATTCAGATAATAAAATATTTAAAGATCTTCTTGCGCCTCTTAAATGATAACCTGTACGGCTACCACCTACTCCAGCTCTTTCATAAGCTTCTTCAATAAGTTCATCGATCTCAAGATCAAATGATGTAGTACCTGAGGTAGTCATCTACCCTCCTATTTATCTATATAAAGAATTAATGTTGCGTTAGCTACTGAAGTTGCTCCAATACCATCTACATACAAAACTCCATCTTCAGGTAAATTTAAAGTTTCTGTTTGTCCTGGTGGTACTCTAACTGGAATGTAAACTCCTGTCGTAGTTGTTGAACTAACATTTGTTGCATTTGCTAAAAGATTTATATCTGCAGTTCCAGCAGTTCCTCCAGTGGTAGTATTAGATTGTAAAGCATAAGCTCTTAATCTTGTTCTACCAGTAAACGCAACTCCGTTTGAAGTTAATACAACCGGTTTTACATCTGATTTCATACTCATAAATTTTATCTCCTAAATTTTAGGAGCACCCGAAGGTGCTCCATTAATTATTTATTATACAGATTCTTTACCGTCATCTTTTACATAGTA